TAGATCCTCCAATCCCATGAAACTACAATAAATCCCATTATAATGCAAGGCTTTATTTACACAGTGAAACAAAGAGAGTAGACGTTAGGTATGAAATATGTACTAATAATATGGATCTGTTCTTTCATGAATGGTCAAAACTGCGGTGATGGTCTGGAATATCCTACCCTGTACACTAGCTGGTATGAATGTACTAGGGATGCGCAGGTGCAATCCATGAAAATTCTTTCAAAAGCTGGTTATAAATACGTAAATGATCATAAACTTGCCACAAAATACAACTGTCTCCCAGTAAGGACTTACTGAGCTCTAAACATAGGGCTTGACAAGACTATCTCATTTCGTCATATACTCTCCTATGAAGCACTATCGTATCCGTGCAATAGTACGGGGAAATTTGCTAGATGGAACGGTAGCCGCTGAGGATCATCAGGCTGCCTTAAAACTGTTTAGTAAAAAAGTTTACGACGGTGCCATCAAAGTTAAAGAAGGTCCTGGTTTTTACCAAAAAGCCAAAATCTTCATAACTCATGAGGAGGTAATAGATGTCACTGCAAAAGTTAGTACAGGAAAAACTGAAGTTGGAACATCAATGGGCGAACCAAGTGTTGAATCAGAACACAGTCACCCCCAACATGCAATGGATTGATATAAAAGTTAAAGATTTAAAAACACAAATAAATGATCAATGTGTTACCGATGCGAAGATTGAAGTAGAAGTAAAGTACGAACCCGACTACGAACCCCACCCGGGTTGTTAAGGACCAAAGATTTTAGGGATAGGAATTTCCTTGTATATTATTTTTCCGTTTATTAGCTGTTTAACTTTGTTTAAACACAGTTCACAACGATAAACATGTTTTATAAAAGTAGGACTGAAGTGCGTGTCTTGATGACAGGTTGGACATTCTCCTGCATTAATATGTAAATCATCTAATTTCATCCGTTTGACCCCAATTCTTTCCAATAGATATATCCACTTTAGAGGGGACTTTCAACTCAGGGATACAATTCTCCATGATCTCTTTGATTTGTTTATATTGAGGTTCGAGAGCCTCCCATTTAAGATTGAAACAAAGTTCGTCGTGAATCTGTAGAATAGGATAGAATCCACATTTCGCACAATCAATCATGGCTTGTTTAACTTGGTCAGCTGCGGATCCTTGGATCAACCGGTTAAGAGCTTTGTAAGTGTAAGCTCTTTTAATATTCCCTCGGCCATATTTTTGGACAGCATCTTCAAAAGTGGTAGCTATATGTAAGCCGAATGAAGAAGGTTCCCATTCTTCGAATCTACATTTTCTTCCCTTAAGTGTCCAAATGGTTCCATTCTTATCTGCTGAATCCATAGCATTATTAGCGAGTTGTTTAACAAAAGGAACTCGTTGGTTATATTCCTGTAAAATTTGTTCAGCTTGTTGTTTATCAATTCCTAATTCTCTCGAAAGTTTATTTTTTCCCATTCCATAAAAAATTCCCAGGTTAATAGTTTTAGCCTGAGATCTCGGTATGCCTGCCATGTCGGCTACTGTTTGGTGAAAGTCGGCATCTTCTTCCTGGTAGGCTTTAATTAGATCGTCAGATCCCGCGAAACCAATGCTGGAAGCATAGTGAACTACAAGGCGTGGTTCTTGCTGAGAATAATCAAAAGATCCCCATCGACAGTCCCTGTCGCATAGAAAGAGAGATCGGATCCTGGGTCCGAGGTCCTTGTTTCGGGCTGGAACTTGCTGTAAATTTGGATGGGCATAACTGAGACGACCACTGACGGTCCCGCCAGAGTCGCCTCTTAATTGATTTATTTCTGCATGGATCCTCCCTTCGTGTTCAAATTTAAATATTGAATCGATAAAAGTTGAGTGAAACTTGCTCACTTCTCTTGCTTCACGAATCAACTTTGCTACGGGCGCCTTACAATTCGTCAGCCAGTTCTGAGTAAAAGAGGGTTCCTTAGTCTTCTCCGTCAGAGGGTAAGGGATCTTCAACTTATTAAAAGCCTTTGCAATTGATCGGGCCGCCCATATATCTATGTCTGTACCCGCGCTCTTTTTAATTTTCAATAGCGCTTGTTTTTCTTTTTTAACAAATTCGGTTTTAAGTTTATGTGCTCCCTCGAGATCAACCCGGATTCCTTTAGCTCGCATTTGAACCAGCAGGGGTAACAGTTCCATTTCCATATCCCAAACATCGGATAAATTCTGTTTTATAATTTCTATTTTAAAGCGTTGCCAGAGTCTTAGGGTCAAAGATGCATCTTGCTCGGCGTAGGGACCGACAAACTTAGGAGGTAGTTTATACATTTCTCCTTTAGCATCGATACCCCATTCTTTGGCTGCTTCTTTTAATCCAGCTTCTGATTTAAGTTCAGACAGGTAATCCAGTGAGAGGGAATTTAAACTATAGTTTCTGCGATTCTCATCAATAAGGGCTGCTGCAATCATTGTATCAGCAACCTTTCCGTAGACAATAATTCCATGAGCCCTGAGCCAGCCAATATCATACGCTGCATTATGAAACACTTTAACACCCGGAGCTCGGCAGACATCCTGCACCCAGTTTAAAACCATTTTAGCATCCATGTTGCTTCCCGCTTCATGAGAGATAGGGTAATAGCCCTTGAAGCTGTCTGTGGCGACTGAAACTCCTATGATGTTACCATTCCTACTCGGCCAACCAGGTCCCTTAGTTTTAATGTCGGGATCTTTAGTTTCTAAATCAATGGCTATAATCTCAGCGTCTTTAAGATTTGGATAGTGGGTAGGGGTTGTCCAGTCGGACTCCTGGAAAGTAAAGTTAATTTGATGAGTCATCTAATGCTATTCCAAGTTTGGCGTAGTGAATGACTTTGTCGTAACGTTGTTTGGTAGTTTCTCCGGGTTTGGTGCGCGTCGCATATTTTACAATATTAGAATCAATATTGTTAAGTTTGTTCCTGTAACAATAAACAACCGGCTGGATAGCCAGATCTAAATAGTGTTTACCACCTTCCTGATAATCTAACGCTTTTTTAGACGCCACACATTCCTTCGCATTCGTTTTCAAATAAATTCAATTGATTTTTTTCTTTTTTATTCTTTAAAAGTTTATCAAAATCAATATCGCGCAAAGGAATGCCTTTACGATGAAGGTATCTTTTTATATTAGGATCTTTAGCAGAATTTCTAATCACGTCGTCAAGCTCACAGGCTTCTTCGAATTCTGAGGGAGTTTGAGTTTTAATTTCATTCCATAAATTATTATCATGATAAGGACAACCAATACAAGAACTTTTTGCAGGAGTCCTATAATTTTTACCCTCGTACCATTTCAAACAATCGTCTCGTGTCATACTCTTATCAATTAAAGGCCATGTATTTTTAATCCACTTTTCTCTGGAAGGTTTCATCCGAGTAGCTTCGTCTCTTGAAATTCCTACCCAGACTTCCACCCACATGTCTCTAGGGAATCGTTGCCTATGTTTGATCTCTAAAAGATGACGGATCTGCCTATTGATAGGAGTAATTTTATAATTCCGGGTGCACTGTCTTGGACCAATTCCTATTTTACCCGTCACAGTGTTACGGGCGAAAAAAGGAATGTGAAGAAAGCCTTTCTCCTTGGTTACTTCGTCAATCATATCTTGTCTAATATTGCCTGATTTTAAATGGTTCTTACAGACAATGACGGGGAAACTTAACTGGGATTTGAGCCACGCAAGATGATCGTACACTTTACGGGGCTCCCATCCCGTGTCTGCGAAGATCGCAAAATTTGGCTTGTGCTCAAAGGCTCCCTCATCAGCCATGAGTGCCATCGTGGATGACTGCACCCCAGCTCCCAAAGATAGAATCCTTAACTTTGGACTTCCTGAATAATCCCAATTGCCTTTAGCTACTACCATAATGCTCCTTTATAAACTGATTATATAGCCGTGCCAACGGGAAGAAATATTCATGATAGGAACGTAGAATATGTAAACTTTCTTTGGCCCGTGTCACAGCTACGTACCATACCCTAGATTCAGAGCTCCGCGCAAGCCCCACTTTGTTTTCAAAGTGAGCAGGCCAATTAGCTTTTTCATAAACACAGACGTGCTGTGCTTCTCCTCCTTTAATGGAGTGAATAGTATCTATGATAATGTTCGAAGCCAGAGATAGATCAATATTCTTTTCTATAATTTGTTCAAAATATTGTTTGTCGCTCTCGGCGAAATTACGATTGAAAAGTTGTTGCCACTTCACTGGGTCGGCTAGAAGGCCTCCAAACGTACGTAAAAAATCAAGAGAAAATGTTTTATCATCATCTAAATTTTTCCAGCGTTTACTTTCTATGGATCTCCACCCGTAGGCAATTTCATTGATGTAAGTATAAATAATTCCTGCTTCTTCTTTTTTAACCTTTCCGCCTTCTTTGAGTTTCTTCCAATATTGAATAGCGTTCCATTTATTAAGGTCGAAGGAATGTTTCCCTTTTGTGTTTTGAAAAAATACTCCATACATACGCGCGAGTCCTTCGAGCTCTCTTACAAGTTCTTGAGTCCGTCCTAAAATGAACCACGTTCCTTTGCGTTCTTGCATCTGAAGAGCGATGTCCTTGAAACGTGCGTGTGTTTGAATGGATCCTTTTTCATCAGAAGCTATAAACTTTTTAGGTACTCTTGGTTTAATCATACTGGAAATGTATCCACTGAAGCCATGAATGAGTTTGGGTAAACGAAAAGATTTAGTTAAGATATGAGTTCTTCCTGGAAAATCAATATAGTTTTTTACCTCAGCACCATTCCATTCGAAAATAGCTTGGTCATCATCTCCAGCGACATAGATTCTATTAGCTTTTTTCGCCAGCTTATAAATCAGTTTCCATTGCAAAGGAGTTAGATCCTGGGCTTCGTCCACCATTAAAATTTTTAAATAGGGGGCTTCTTCTTTATCTATAAAGTGAGTAATCATATCGGTGAAATCAACGCGATGATTTTCTTTAAACAATTCATATTGTCGGTAAATAAGTTGGAAGCGTGGAAGAGTAGCACGTTTAAAAACTTCCTCTACGAATTGTTGTTCGGGAGGAATTAATCGATTCCTTGCTTTGTCATAAACTCTTAAAGACCAATCATTAAAGATTTGAATACCGTCGTAGTTTTCATAAGC